AATTGATTAGTTGGACCTGTGACTGTATTAGCCATAGTTTACCTCCTATTAAGCGTCAGCAAATGGTGTTACTATAGTTCCTGAACCTAGTATGATTCCTTGAACTGCATACTTAGCTGATGCCATCGCAGTAACTTGTACAATACTACCCACGAGCCCACCTTTAGTAGTTCCGTTCATAGTAATAACATCGTTAGAAGCACCAGATAAAAATGTTTTACCTGTAGCGTCACTTACGCCAGTGTAAAGACCACCTACAAACTTATCTGTTCCATCGGTTAAGATGTCCATGTCTGTAGCTGCTGTTTCTACTACGAAGAAGAAACTTGCTCCCAAGTTATTAAGTTGATTAGGATCAGTTGAATCAGTAGGAGTTGTTGTAACAATTGAAGGTAAAGTAAATTTACCGTCTGCGTCGTTACAAGTAAGTATTTTACCTGCGTGAGAAGCAACTGTTAGTGTAGTATCAGCTGTTAAGCTAACTACTACTGAACTACCTGCTGAAATGAATCCAGCCAATGATCTGACTGGACCTGAAAATGTTGATTTAGCCATATTAAGTCTCCTTAATAAATTCTATCGTCTTGGCTTGTCTGCTAGGTCAGTCGATAGATTAATTATAATTACCCTAGTTCTTTTATTCGATTCTATATAAAAAAAGGGGAGAAGTAAACTCCTCCCCCAATTTTTTATCTACGCTCCTGGAGAACCGTAAATACCACGCCAGTCGCTAAAGCCAAAGCTGTAACGTTCACGTGCCTTATACCTAACATTTCCAGTTTCAAAATCACCTTCCATACCACTAGAAACAGGGGTACGAACAAAATGTTTTAAACCATTTGGAACATCAGTTGTAAGGAACCAAGCATCTGAATCAGTAAGATAATGATTAACTGAATATCCGCCTGAGACCATGCCCATGTTACGGAGAGCGTTAATATCATTGTCTGCTGTTGATACTCTGCCTGGAGTATTTAGTAGACGATCCGCTATGAATTGCAAAGCAGGCGGAATAATTAATTTTTTCGCCTGTGCATTTACCTTAAGACCCCTTTCATCTTTGAACCCTGCAATATCAATCATTGCTTGTTCTAGTGAAGTCTCGTTAAGGTCTGCTGCTGTGCTTGGTTCGTTCGCAAGATCACCAGCAGTTAGCGTTGGGTGATCAGTTGCCAATAAGGCTTTGCCGTCACCACCAGCGTATTGTGATGCTGTGAATCCGTTATTTAAAACGTTCGCAGCTTTCACTTGCTTGGTTTGATGCATTGAACGTGCCAGTGCACGAGTGTATCGTGCTGACAGCGAATCATACAAGTTGTCTTCCATTGCTTCTTCGGTTAAAGAGAATGCAAGTGCAATAGTTTCGTGTGTATATCTTGCCGTGAATGTTTCTTGGGCATAATCGTACACTACTGCTGCGCCTTCACCTTTAACTGGTGCTTCCCCAAATCCTGAAAGCATTACTTCTTCCTCGAAAGCCCTGTCCGAAGACTCGGTATCGAAGATTTCTGCGTGCTCATCTGGATATTGGTCGTACTCCAGTCCGAAAAGAGCATTAAGACCTGGAACTAACTCTTTGACGAGTTGTGCTCTATTTATAGCCATTAGTTATACTCCTAATTAAACTGCGAATACGCTAGTTGGGAAAGTAAAGAAGCCACGAGCATAAGCTGCAATCGAATTACTAGGAGTTAGTTTATAACCCACATGTAACGCAATTCCAGACGAAGTCGTTGCTGTGACACCTTCTTTTGAACGACCAGAATTAGTATCACCAGCTGTTGTGCTTAGTGTATACTTACTCCCTATGAAACCTACAGTAGGAGTTCCTGCTGTAAATTGTGCCTCATAGACAATTCCTGGATCGCTATAAACAAGAGCCTCGGCATCGGCTCCACCTAAAGTGGCAGTATCTGCAGTCCAAACTTTAGAAAAAGTTGGGTTACCAGAACTGTCCGTATAATACACGCCATAAAATACACCACATGGAGTACCAGTTGCCGTCCCTTGGATTACATAACCACTAGATAAATTAACAACATCACCACTAAAGATAGATGCGTTAGTTGCGCTAGCAATTCTCATTCTTGCAGGACGAATAGTACCACCATACATGTGATAAGCAGGCGTAAATCCGTCAGGATCGTTTGTATTTGCCATTTTATTTCACCTTATATATTAAGTGTTAGTATTCAAGATTAAGAATCCTCTGTCTTCCTACTTCCAAACGTCGTACGACTAGATCGTTGAGGTTTGTCTATAGGCATTAAAGGATTACTTTCTCTCATTAATTGAGAATCAACTGCTTCCATTGTGGCTTCATTTACACCTCTGTAATGAGCCTCTCTTTCTGCAATTGTTTCCTCAGGTATCTTGGCTAAAATCAACCCACCTACTCCAATAACTCCAGCGTGTTTACCATCATCAACTGTAGGAGCGTCAAAATCAGGGTGATCTGATGCTCTTACTGGTTCGAATCCTTCTCTAATACGTTTTGACATATTAGATTTATCATCTTGGTTGAGGATGCTTTCACGTATCCATCGGTATTTATACCCAGGAGGTGCTTTTGGGGCATCTAAACTGGAAGGCGGTTGCCAAGGTTTTCTGCGAGTTTGAGTGTCTCGTGACTCTGCAGACCGTGAGTTACGGTCAGAACTGACTTCGGTTTTAATTTCTTCTGTCATTTTATACTCCGTTATTGAACATGCTTAGCATATTCTTCAAGTGGCACACCTAACTTCTTCGCTATTGCGACTTGGCTAGATGTGAGTTTTACTTTTTTAGGTTTATTTACAGTGGTTGCGCCAACACTACCACCAGCTACAGCTTGAACATGCTGTTGGGCTTGTTCAAACTTATGTGGGAAAGCTTGTTTTATTCGATTATCTAAAGCTTCATAGTAAGCGTCAGAGGTTGGGTCTATTCCCTGTTGCTCAACTATTTGATTATGAAAAGCAAAAGCTGAAGAAGTCATTGCTACATCATCCCCAAACCACGTATTCCGTTTTGCCCATTCTTCAGCTTTAGGATCTGGCTGAGGCGGTGCTTGTTGTGGAGGCGGTGCTTGAAGTTGTCTAGCTTCGTCTTCTATTTGAAGTTCTTCCCTTTCCCTTTGTAACCTGTTTAAACTTTCTGCTTCCACAGATAATTTAGCTAAGTTTTCTTGGGCTTCTATTAATCTATCTGTGTCTTGTTCTTCGTGTGCTTGTTTTAAGTTTGCTTTAGCTGTTTCTAATTGGGTGTCTACTCTTGTGTTATATTCGCTGAATAAGTTTTTATCTGTTTTATTTAATTTTGTTTTTGTTGTGTCTAGTTCGTCTTTTACACTCTGTGCAAATTTAAGTGCTGCTTGTTCACGTCTCTCAGCTTCACGCATTTTATAGGTAAGCTTGTCGATACGTTTTTTAACAGAGTCACTGTATTCTGCAACTTCTTGGTCATGGTCTTCGGAAACTTCTTGAGTTTCTTCTGACTGCTGTTCTTCAACAGCTTGGATCGGAGTTTCTTTTTCTTTTTCTTCGTCTTCTGAAGGAATTTCTATTTCAACTTCTTCCGTTTCTACGTTTTCTGCAACGTCTTGCATGGTTTCTGCCATGTTCATAGTCCTCGATGATAGCGTGAAATTCTAAAAAAGTAAATCATCCTGCTAAAATATCTTCAGGATCATTTATTACTGCTAAAATTTCATCGTCGTTTAATAAACGCAAATCCCCTCCTTCAATTTGAATTCGAGCACCTGCATACCTGCCAAAAATGATCCAATCTCCTTCTTGACACCATGGTCCTTCGGGAAATTTATGTGCATCTTTGTACGCATCTGGACCAAGCCTCACTACATAACCAACCACTGTTCCCAGTCGTTCTTTATCTACTGTTTGCTTAGCCAAATGAATTCCTCCTCTCGTAACCTTGCCAGGAACAAAAGGTAATATTAAAATTCTATATCCCGTAGGCACAGGAAGTTTTTCTTGCAGGGAAACATCTTCTTGAAGTCTCTCTACAGTAAAAGAGTCTGTTTTTTCTTCTACTTCTTCTGTGCTGAAATTGTCCACAAAATCTGGGACTGCTTTTGTGTTGTCGGTATCCGATCCAAATTTAGATAATGTCTTCGTCATCTATTCTCATCCTTTTATGCAGGTCTAATATTTCTCGTTCGGCAAAATCTAGACCTGATATTTCACCAACGATTCTCTGGTACTGTTCGTAATCAGCAGCACCCCCACCAGCAAGCATTTCTGATAACTCAGCTTTACGTTTACGGTATTGCTTGAGTAAAAACTCAGTTGCTTCTAACCAGTCCACTATTTCTTAACTCTTCCGCCACCACCGTAGCCTCTTACTTTAGAGTCTTCTTTTTCCATTCTTTTTGAACGTTGGTCTTCGGTTTCAGACTTAACTGGACCACCGTGCCCATAACCTTTGTAATAGTTACTTTTTGGCATTACGTTCTCCCGTATTCTACGAATTTCAAGCCTTTCTTGGCTGCTCCGCCACCTTTAGCTTTTCTAGTAATCTTTTTAATTCCAGTACCATCTACTGATTTTATAGGGTTCTTTTTAAACCCACCTACTTTCTTAGATTTCATTTATTCTCCTCGGCTTTTAGTGTCAGCTTCTCGTACTTGTTTAAGCGTATCCGCAAATGTACGTTCAGCTTCTTGTTGAGCCTGTATTAGTGTTTTCTCTCGATCTGCTGCAATTTTCATTTCAGCGATTGCTTCGTTAGACATTATTTTCTCTGCATCAAGTTGTGCCTGTGTTGCATCTTTTTGTGCACGTTGGGCAATTTCTTCACGTTGTACCTCTATAACTGGGTCAATACGTTGTAACTCAACAGCTTCTTGAACTGCTTTCGCTTTTCCTGTTACTTCGGCTGTGGCTTGTGCAGCAGCTTGAGCAATTTGATTCATTATCTCTGGTGTGATTTGCTCAAGTGGTGGTAATGGTTGTCCCATTGCCTGCTCTACCTGCTGTTTGTAAAGCATTGCTTGATGTTCTTGTATATTGGCACTTATCATTTGTGCTACCTGTGGTTGCTGTTGAACCATAGGATTTTGTATAAATGCACTGTGGTTCGCAATATAGGCTTCATGATCTTGCCATTCAAAAGCTTGTATAGGTTGTCCTAACATTGCTGCTTGTTCTTCCGATATTGGATCTCTAGGAGGAACAGGTTGCTGCTGTTGGAATAACGTGTCTACGTTTTTAATTTCTAATGCGTCATACATTCTGCGGTAGGCTTCTGGTAGATTATGTATATCTGGTGCTGCCTGAGCCATTTGTAGCATTTGTTGTGCAATTAAAACACGTTGTGCCATTGAAAATATATTTGGGTCACTAACAGGAAGAACGTCAACTCTTTCATCAAAGTCTGCAGCCATTACATACCCTTTTCCTCCTGGCATTGCATAAGGGTATTGCTCTGGTAGATACTTACCGTAAAGTGTTCCTAGTAATTTGAATTCTTTCTTTTGTGCAAAATGTAAGCGTTTGTGGATAGCTGACATTACTTTAGTTCCACGTTCCAGCATAGCCACCGTAGTTCCTACTGGCATTTCTTGACTGCCCATGTCTCCCATCTGCATATCCGTGATAGAAGCAAATCTTCTACCTGAATCAACAAGTACACCTAATAATTGAGCCAATACTGTAGAGGGCTCTTTATAAGGTAACGGCATTAATGAATCTTTAATTGTAGCACCAGCTACATCAACGTCTCTAAATTCTCCAGGTTGAATAGGGTCGTTTTCTCCTTGAATACGCATGCCTCTAGCTTTAAACCCAGCAGGTAAATTAGATAAAGTTCCTGCGTCTATTAACTGTCTTAATATAGCAGTTACTGATTTAGTGATACCACCAATCATGTGAATTAAACCAAAACCATAAAACCCTAATCCTGGGAGGAACTTATATTGTACAAAATAATCTACTTTTTGATAATTAGGATCACCTTCCTGCCAGTTTCTACGTATGGATAAAATCTTACTGGTGTCTTTACATATAGTTACTATATAAGGGCAGGCAAATCCATGGTCTTCTATTTCAGAAATCGTTAAGTTTACATGCATCTCCAAAAGAGTGTACATGTCATTGTTTTCTGCGTAGTTAGGAGTAACCCCATCCATTCTATCGATTTTTTCTTTAACTTGGTTTTCTTCTGGTACACCTGCTCCTGTCATCTCCATCTCTAGATACATACCGTTAAGTTGCATTTTACGCAAATCGTTTTCCGTCATAGTCATGACGTGAGTGTATCGTGGTGAGTTAAAAAGGTCAGTAGTGGAATAACTCACCACAAAATCTTCAGCTTTAACAAATTGACTAACTGCT